GAGTAAAGTAATTATTCTCGAAGGACCTGATGGAGGAGGAAAGACCACTCTAGCTAAAAAATTGGAAGCCATGGGTTTCAAATATGAGCATGAAGGACCTCCACCAGCTAACACTGACCTCATATCATACTATTTAGAGAGACTTAACAGAGCCATAGAATCTTCCCATAATACGGTTTTTGATAGATTATGGTTAGGTGAAAGAGTCTATGGGCCTACAGCTAGATGTTTAGACCGTATTGGGCATGAAGGTCAAAAACTATTCATGAGATTACATAACTCTAAGAGTATTGTACAATTCATTTGTCTTCCTCCTTGGAATACTGTAGAAGAAAACTATACCACTAAAATTAAAGATCCTACTGATTATTTAAAATCGCTAGATAAACTCCAAAGAGTGTATCAAATATACGATACCCTAGCTAGGCATTATCAGTGGAAAGTTTTTAACTATAGATTGAACTCAGTCAGTCAAGTTATTATTGAAACTGTAACTATTAAAGATGTTACTCTTCCTAAAGGAACGATAGGTTCCTGTTCAGCTAAGTATCTCTTCATTGGTGATCGACCTAATCATGAATATATTGATGTACCATTCTTTGCGCTTAATGGCTCAAGTGGCTACCTTAACAAAGCTATTGAAATAGCTGGAATCAAGGAAGAAGATTTAGCCTTATCTAATGTATGTAGTCCTCAAGGAAAGATACATCTATTAGAATCTATGTTACAGAGTCTACCTAATCTAGAAAAGATTTTCCTCATGGGCAATGTAGCTCATGAGTGGTTTTTAAAGAATGGAGACATGAGTTCTAAGCTTAATGTTAAAACTTTTTCTTTACAACACCCATCTTATCTTAAGCGTTTCCATGGAAATAATCCTCAAGTAATGGCGGAGGCTATACAAAAGTGGCTCATTTGATTCGAGGTAAATCAATTGCTGAGGTATGGTCTCTTCTCATAAATGATATCTTAGTTTCAGGAAGAATAGTTTCTCCAAGAGGTAAACAAACTAGAGAAATCATGAATGCCTCCCTTGAGATTGAAGATGGCCTAAACAATATTATTATTAATAAAGCACGGGACATTAACTATAGATTCATGATAGCTGAGTGGCTTTGGATCCAAATTGGTCTTAATGACGTTGAATCTATAGCACAATACAACTCAAACATGAGACAATTCAGTGATGATGGAGAGATTTTAAATGGAGCATATGGCCCGAGATTAAAACCCCAGTGGCCATATATAACAGACATTTTACAGAATCCTGATACACGTCAAGCTGTAACAATAATTTGGACAGCTAGTCCAACACAATCAAAAGATATCCCCTGTACTATTTCTCTTCAATGGTTAGTTAGGGAAGAGAGACTTCACTGTACAATTAATATGAGAAGCTCAGATGCTTGGCTGGGGTTACCTTATGATTTCTTTACTTTTAGTCAATTGACTAATGCATTGGCTAGTGAATTAGGTTTTGAAGTAGGTTCTATAACCATGAACCTTGCTTCTTCTCATTTGTATGAGACACACTGGCATTCAGCAGTAAGTGCAGTATGCTGTGAAACAGAAGGATTAAAATCTCCACAACTTCCTAACACTAAACCATTTCCAAAAGACGATGATATAAAACAAATTCTAAAACATCAGTACTTAATTTTGGATGATATCTGGTATTATTATAACGAGTCTCTTAAAAAAGGTAAAAGAGAATGTTTGGAGGTTCTTCGTGGAATCTCGCCTAAGTAAACACGAATATTATTTAGCGATGCTTAAGCTAGTAGCGGCTAGATCAACATGTATTAGGAGGCAAGTCGGTGCAATCATTACTGATAAAGATGGACACGTTCTTTCGACAGGTTATAATGGGGTTCCCAGAGATTTTGACCACTGTATTGATACTCCTTGTGCTGGTGCTGATGACTTACCTGGTAACACGTCTAACTGTATGGCTATACACGCTGAACAGAATGCTCTGTTACAGTGTAATAATCTTGTACTTGCCAATACCATTTATTGTAGTTGCGTTCCTTGTTTCAGTTGTGCCAAAATGATTTGTAATACTAATATAGACGTAGTTATTTGTGAAGAAGATTATGCGGATAAACGAGGACGGAATATCCTCCTTCAACGAGGATGTGTTTTGATAATAGATGGTAAGGAGATTTTCCCCAGTGAGTCCTAGGATATTACCTAAGCCGGGAATGGTGGGTAGTTTATTCTCTGGCCATCATGAACCAACAGGGTGGATAGCGCCCGCTGAGTTACCAGATTTCTCTAATTATAGGAAAGAGGAAATCTTTGGATACGACACTGAAACTACTTCAAAAGATCCACATACAGCTCGTCTGGTCGGAATCGCCATCTGCACACCAGATAACAAAAAGTATTATTTTCCGGTTGGCCATCGAGCTGGAGGAAACCTTGATGAAAATTCTGTCAAGAGATGGGCTAAAGGCAGTCTTCATGGAAGATGTCTCTCTGCCCTCAATGCAAAATATGACGTTCATGTTTCGTACAACTGGGGTCTTGATCTTGAATCTATCGGCGCTAAAGTTAGCGATCCGGCATTTAAAGCAGCTCTTCTCGATGAAAATAGACGTCGTTTCAATCTTAGTCAGTTATCAAAAGATATTCTCGGAGAAGATAAAGCTGACACCGAAGGCGAGAAGCACGACATATCAGATATGTCCGCTTCAGAAGTTGGGCAGTACGCAGAGCATGATGCTTACCTTCACCGCGAACTCGACGTGGTACAACAAAGAGAGATTGACAATCAAGGACTTACAGCAGTCTCTAACCTGGAAAATGAGCTCATCTACTCAACCTGCGCCATGGAAAGAGTCGGGGCCAGAATTGATCGCCCCAAGCTCGAAAGGTGGGTCAAAGAAGTCGAGTTCGCCCACCAAGAAGCCATTCTTAGACTTTACGCTGAAACCGGACTCAAAATAAACCCTAATTCTGGAAATGATTTAAAGAAGCTTTTTAATGTTTTAGGATTACAGATTCCTGTAAGAGAAGAAGAACTTGGGGGAGGTGAAACATTTGAAGAGGAATATCTTAGTAAAGTTCAACACCCCTGTGTTAGACTAGTTATATTAGCTAGAAAACTCTTCTCACTTAATACAAAGTACTTTAAAAAGTATCTTAAACTTCTCGATCACAATAACATTTTAAGATATAATCTTCATCAACTTAGAGGCAATGAATATGGTACAGTAACTGGAAGATATGCTTCAGCTAATGTTAACATTCAGCAAGTTATGAAGGTTGAAAGTCAGTTAGAGGAGGAAGAAATTGCCCAATGGATTGTTCGTGAACTATTCATCCCAGACGACGGAGCTGAGTATATTTCAGCTGATGCGAGCCAAATTGAGTTTAGATGGTTTGCTCATTATTCCAAAAGTGCCAGACTCATATCTGCATACAACTCAGACCCAAACGTTGATTTTCATCAGATGGTAGCTGAGATGTTGGATCAAAAACGCAAAGATGCTAAACACTCTAACTTTGGTAAAGTCTATACCATGGGAGTAGTCAAGTTAGCTAGAAGATTGGGTTACCCTTGTAACTGTGGTTGCTTCATTGATGAACAATGGAGAAGATTAAATCATAAGTTAGAGTGTAAAATTCAAAAAGCTTTTGATCTTAATGAGGAATATGATCGAAAATTTCCTGAAGCTAAGGCTCTTTCAGATGAGGCTATTAAAGTAGCTAAAAATCGCGGCTATGTCAAAACAGTCATGGGTAGGAGGCGCAGGTACCCCGACGCTAAATTCGCGAAGTCAGCTTTAAATGCAATATTTCAAGGTAGTGCGGCTGATACTCTTAAGGTTAAGATTCTAGAGACTTATAACAATCGTAAGCATCTAGAGATTAATATGAGAGCAACTGTACATGATGAGATTGATGGAGATACTTATAACCCTGATAAGAAAAAAGACTTTAAGGAACTATTGGAGGCACCTGATTCGCGGATACCGTGTAGGGTGCCCCTGCTCTGGGACGTGGAAATCGGAAAAAATTGGAGGGAAACAACAGAATGAAAATATTGGTTACAGGATACACTACTAGACAATTCAACAGTAAAAGAATTCATAATGATTACATAACTTTTAGTTATGTTCTTGTAGATATTCTTAAGGAAATGGGTCATGACGTGTATCATAAGAGTATTGAAATTAAAGAGAAAGTATCTTATGAATACAACTATGCATTCTGTGGCGTGGCTCCATTAAGCTCAATGACTTCAGGCAAGGTACCTGAAACTCATTATGTTATGGATTCCTTACCTGGAAGACATTGCCTATATGCTGATGATTGGAGTTTTTGTGGTTATGGTAAGTCTATTAGATACGCCTTAAAAGACTGGCCTCGTTACATTGATTATAAAAAGTTTCCTTATGATATTTCAATGTTAGAGGCAACTAAGGATAGTTTAGATAAGATTATCTATATAGATAATCCTGGAAACAATTCCCCAGTATTAGCTCCTATGTTTCCATGGGGTGACCATGAATTTTTGATGAGAGACAATTATTGTGCTACTCTACACACTATAGATCCTAGTCCATGGATTAAGTATCCTTCAATTACTATTCCACCTTTTTCAGAGAAAAAGAAACAATGGGTTATGGCTGCTTTATCTGACCACTCATCTTGGGTTAAGAAACAAGGATTCACTTTACCTGTTCTAACCGTAGGAAACAAAAGAATGGGTGATGGAATAGTCCTTACTGAAGATGATACTATTAAACTTTTTTCTCAAAGTTTTGGTGTACTTGCTTGTGGCTACCCTTCAGCTGGATCAGGCTGGTGGCGAAGTAGATTTTTGAATGCTGCATGGGCAGAGACATTAGTCTATGCAGATCCTAAAGATCAAGTTATCATGGGAGCTCCTTATTGGGGGTCAGTGGGATTATTTGAATCAGTATATGATGGGGGTTATAGAGTATTTGTAGAAGAACAAAATAATTGGCTTAACAAGAATCTTGGGACCAAAGAACAAGCAATGGAAACTTTGGAGAAATTAATGAAATGAAAGAATCTTCTTACTGGGGGAGTTTACGACAGAAATTAGTAGAAGAAGTCGGTGGCAAGTGTATCAAAATAGCTGACGTGGCCACCTTAGGGCTTCCTGATTCTATTCATATCTACACTGGTATCGCTACATTTATTGAAACAAAAATTGGTGATGAGAAAGCTACCCCAGTTCACCCGTGGTTTATTCTCAAGCATGATGTTCGCCAATTTGAAGTATGTAAGAGAATAGCTTTAAATGCCTTAGTTCTGTATGTCATCTATTATCCAGAAATTAGAATGACAGCTGTATTTCAACCGAGTCACCTTGAGCCTATTTTAGACACTGGTCCTTCTCTAGTAAGGGGTCACGGAATAAGTGCCATTAAAAAAGAAATGGAACAATATAGGAGAATGATTTATGAGTCTGGTAGATTACGAAGCACTTGTCAGATCCTTTCATAGAAAATATGGGCATCTTATTCAGTATAGTCCTAATGTTCATGTTTTAAAGGAAGTAAAAGAGCTTAGAATGAAACTAATTCAAGAAGAATGTGATCAAGAACTTTTACCTGCTCTAGATAGCTATGATATCTCAGAAATAGCTGATGGTGCAGCTGATCTTATTTATGTTGTAGTAGGAACCTGTATCTCCTATGGTATTCCAATCAATCGTATTTTTAGGGAAGTACATTATTCTAATATGACTAAGACTCCAGTAAAAGCTGAAAATGGTCAAAAGTATGGAACAAAGACTCCTAAGGGCCCAGACTACATTCCACCAGACATTAAGGGAATCTTAGAACACCCAGAGCTTAAGACTAAATTGGAGGAAAAATATGATAGTGTTTAGACACCTCAATCTAGAAGAATCTGAGGCCGAATTTAATGGCCGACAGATTCTAATAAAGAAAAATCAGCATGAAGATTGGGCTATTTTTGTAAATGGAAAACTAACTAATGCGGGACCTTTCTCTACTAGAAAGGAAGCTATAGACACCTTAACGGGATTAGTTAGAAAAATAGAAGGGCCGAAACATAATAGACGGCCCAAACAGAATGGGTTTAAGCCAAAGCACGGGCTTCCCATCCAGTGAAATACTTTTGGTCTTGAGGGTTATTATCGACTATCTTCTGATAATAAGCTAGTCTAGTCTGTCTAAATGAAGCAAGTAACCTATCAGAATCAAAACTATTAGCAGCTTCAATAGTAATAGTTCCAAGGATACCATCAATTATAATGCCACTACAGCCTAAAGCCCATAGAGCTTTTTGGAGAATCTTTATACCTGTAATAGCACCAGCATTTACTCCCATGTCAAGAACTCTATTAGCAACATCTTGAGAGACTAAGCCCCCAATTTGCATCTTGTTCCAGAAGTTAAATTGATAAAAGTCGCTAACAGCTTGAGCTCGTTGAGATTGTGGAAGAGCAGCAATCTTAGCATAATCAGAAGGCCATGAAGCCGAATTTATGCCAGCTATAGCAAAACCCCCAATATCAGGAACCGCAGCATACTGATGCTTAGGATCCTCATTATTGAGTAAGAATGAAAGAGCTGGTTGAAATTGACTCACATGGCCTCCTTAGTTTTAAGCTACCTTAAGTTGTGGAAGGGCAACTTCATCACATTGACCATTCCAGAAATCTTTGTACTGCTTGACCGGAGGATCTCCGAAAGCAACCTTCTTGTAATGGAATGCAGGTTGAATGGCTTTGACTGCTTCCAAAGTTGAAACCGCAACATGAGCATCTGTTGAAGGATCAGTAGAAGGAGTGCTATTACCTGTCAAGGTTTCAATTACACCAGCGATACCAGCCAAGATAGTCTGTACAAGAGTCAAAGCAGGAACCGGAAGCAATCCCTTGACTAGACCAAGTCCAGTTGCGGCGTCATTCAAAATCTCCACGATGTCTTGTGCGGCGGTTCCCTTTTTCCAGCTTGCTACATCTGTCTCAGCCGTCTGAAGGGCGGCAATTGCTTTCTGGAAATCAGGGTTAGTAGTGAGGCCAAAATCGCCTCCCAGAGCGTTGGCTGTAACGATGATGCCACCAATGACATCCTCAACGGACTTTTCTAGATTAGCACACATTTATTGCTCCTTTATTTCTTTGAGACTTTGTCATAATTTGCTGCAATTACCTGGAAAATTTTATAGAACCAGGTTTCCCAGAAACCTGCATTGGGTGGTAGAGGTGGAATATTTGAGATAGCGGCTGAAACTACATGATAACTACTAAAAGTACTACCAATCGCTATCAAAACAGCTTTATGGGCAATGATAAAATCATATATACTTTTCATCGTAAGGATACCTCCGGTGAATCTTGGAGAATACTAGGGTTAAATGTGCAAATGTACGATGTAATTTACATCATTCTTGGGTTGCACAAAATTTCTTAGCAATCTCATAAAGACAATTATCAGCATGCTTTATATCACTAGCAAACCTAGCATTAGAACCACAATTCATACAGGTAGCCAAAGTATCCCCACCGACATTTGTAACTAATACTCCATCATTATCATGGAGCCAATTCATAAAAACTTTAATAGCATTAACAGGTTTACCCGGAGCACCTGGTATAGGTGGTATCGGAGGTGGCTCTAAGAATGCTTCACTCATTTGTTTACCGCCTGTTCAGTAGTTTGTTTAGCTAAGACAATGTCATGAACATTACCCAGCCAACCTTCATGCTTACCTTTAATAAGATTAAATGCAGTTAGCATCAAACCTATGAGAACTAATATAGTACCTATGACCCACCTAAATCTAGAGGTGTCTATTTCTTTTTTCTTCTCAGACTCTAATTTTAATTTAGAGGCTGTTTCTTCTGCTGTACAATGCGCGTCGAGTCTTTTGGCTACTGATTGCTGCTCTTTAAGTATGCCTTTGATATCTTCGCCTACTACAACTTGAAAGTTAGATGTGGATTCTGAGAGATTAGTAAGGGCATTAGCTATTGGCTTAAGTACTAAATCCATCCTCTCATTCTGCCTCTCTTCGAGCTCTCTAATAGCTTCTCGATACTCTTTACGAAGATCATTGATCTTCTTATCCAGCGATGGTTCTGGCATCTCATGGGCCCATCCTCGTCCGCAACAAGAGTCAACTAAAGCAAAATATGAGGAATTAATTCGGAGTACAAAAAGTGTTAAACGTCCCACCTGAGGTGGCAGAATGATTTAGAGTAAAACCATTAGTTACTGGGGAACTTACATAAACACCTGTTAAAGCAGCCGCGACGGAATTCGTAGCTTGGACCCAAACATGTGAAGAACTAGTACAGCCAGTCAAAGTAACAGATTCAGCAGTAGAGGAAGTAGTAGTAAAGGTACTCTCATAAAGTTGAATCGCTGGCGTAGCTGATAGAATATGCCAATTTGCACTACTATCAGATTGAATAATCAAATATTGATACTGTGTATTAAGTACATAACTCGAGGCCCCATTAATAGTGGCCCCACTATGAGGTGTAATAGTTACAGCATTGGCAGTAGAATCTGTTTTACTTAAAAAGAAAACTAAGCCAGAATTTGAGGCAGCAGGCAAATTTGCTGTTATAGGCGCGCTAGAAGCATTAAAATAATCAACAAGTTCTCCATTACTACCTATAGCATAAGTTGCAACAGCTGTACTCCAGGGAATAACAGCTAAATTCCCACTTAAACCTACTGCAGGTGCGCTAGTAGGAGCAAAATTAGAACTAATATTTATATTTCCATTACCAGATTGTATAGAAGCCTGCGCAGAACCAACTAAACTAGATACTCCTCCTCCGACTGATAAACTATCACTCGAAGTATCAGTTAAACTATAAGTTCCAAATCCAGAAGAATTATTTCCAAGACCTAAAATTGCCCAATAAGCACTAGCAGTAATAGGATTTTGATTTAAGTTACTATTTAATAAAGAAATAAAAGTTATACCATTATAGGTAACTATAGCATTAACTAAATAATTCGTACTTGATGACCAGGTTCCATTAAAATTATTACCAACACCAGTAGCTAAATAATTAGTACCATCAGTACTAACTACGCTAATGCCACCATTAGGTACTGTAATACCTGCTCCAGTAGCTCCTATAATTTGAATAGATTGACTACCAGTTGTACTGTTTTCAATAATGAATTGTTGACCCGGATTTAGAGGAGCAACAACATTTCTAGTTGTTGTTAATGAAACGCTACTAGTTACCTTTAAAAATCCATGAGCCCATTCATTAGGGGCTAAGGTATAGTTAGCATCTGTCATAACAACTGATTGATATCCTAATACAGACGCGCTCCCTGCTACTCCTATACTACCGCCTAGTGGAATTTGAGGAGGAGTTCCTTGACCATATGTTAATATGGCTGAAAATAAAATCAATAGTGAAAGTAACTTTCTCATTTATTTCTCCGCCTTAATTCACAGAAATAGTGTATGAACCTGTAACAGTATTTGTACTCTCATAAAGATACATAGATACTGTAGAGCCATATTGATTAGTAAAGGTAACAGCCGTAGGGCTATTGAATGGAAAAGTAAACCCACTAGAAGTAAATGTATGACTAGATCCTACTGTAAATATATAGATCTTTTGAGCAGAGGGACTATATGGACCATAGGCTCCTGTACCTGAAGAGGATATCCCTGCATTTGCTAATACAGCAGAATTACTCAAGACAGCCGTTGTCCCTGATGCTGTGACTGAAGAAGTAGCACCAGCGGCACCAACTCCGCCAAAACTTCTAGGTAACCAAGATATACTTGTAGTTGCAGTTTGTGTCGTAGCTCCTACAGCTGTTAAAGTAAAAGTAGTACTAGTTTGAGTAGTATGAACAAAACTCCCAGTAACTGATCCAGTAGTATATGGAGTAGTTAAATTGGTAGGAGAACTAATACTATCAGTGTTCGTAATAGCCGCACTAGATGGAGTAGTAGTATAGCTAGCAACAAAATTAGGATTAACTACAGTTTGACCAATTTCTACTGTACTTCCACCAGTAAAAGATATAATGCTAAAAGGACTAGTAGGTATACAATTGCTACCAGCTGGAGAAAGAACATTCCCTGCTGTTCCACATCCTGATAGACCAGAAAGTAAAGTAATTAGATCAGATACTGTAGCGGCACGGGACGTATTTGCAGTTATACCAAACACTAATGCATTAGTTGGAAAAGAACCTCCACCACCACTAGACCCTACTAAAACCCAAGATAAGTTATTACATACGTATCCAACATAAGGGATAGTAGTAATATTAAAGAATTGCTGACCTTGATTAGTAGCAGAACAACTAATCGTAGGACTACCTGTAGCAAAGACAGGTTTTAAAGATAGACCAACTCCTACACTTTGGAGTGTAGCCCCAATTAACTGATCCAATAAATTGAAATTATAGTTAAGTGGAAGATTCCAATTTGTTGAGCCATAGGCTGGAAGCTGAAGACCAATATTTGGAGTATTAGTCGTCTGACTATACACTATACTAGTCGATAGTAAAAGTAATGTTAAGATTTTCTTATACACAGTATCTCCCTTAGTAGCCAAAAGCTAACCAGTAGGCCCCTGCCCCATTACCATCATTAATCAATGTAAACCCAGAATTAGACACGCCATTAGTAAACACATAGTTAGCGTTATTAGTTGAAGTATTATTAGCTACTACAGCAAGCACAGAATTAGGAAAAGTCTTAGGAAAGCTTATTGAGGAACCAGATCCACCACTAGTGGAACCAACAAGTCCCCATTCAATAATTAATCCTCCTAGAAAAGTAGGAAATAATATGTAACCCGGATTAGTCAGGGATATTGAATATCCTGCAGCATTCAAAGCATTTACAAAAGTTCGTACCCAGGCCGTAGTTGCGGCATTTGTACTATTATCACTAGAAGCAGGGGTAATAAATCTAGCAGTAGATTGTTGGCCTAATCCTATAGCGGTGCTATTGATACCACTTGGGGACATAGCCGGAGCTTGAAAACGTCCAATAAGATCAGCTCCTATAGCCATCGTTATTACACTAATTGTACTACTAGTAGGATCAGGTTGTATAGATTCCCAACTAGAAGGCCAAGTTACAACGTGACTGCCAGCAACATCCTGAACAAAAATAAATGTAATTATCTGTCCAGCAGATTGACCAGTAACGTTAAGAGTAGTATTTCCTGAAAGAGAAATTTCAAATCCATTAAAAGCTGCTGCATTAATAGCTATAACTGAAGAATAAGCTATCGACTGCAATTGACCTCTAAGATCAGCTGAAGTCAAAATAGCTGATAGTACACTGGCTAGAGTACTTATATTAGTATCATCTACAGTAAAGCCTTTTGTAGCCATCATCTGCATTAAAGCAGTAATGCCACAGCTAACTTGATAGAAAAGTTTATTAGCTGTTTGTGAAGGAAAAGCCGTACCATTTGGAGCTCCACCAACCCGCTGAGCGTCTGATGTATAAGCTGCATCACTTTCTTGATTAGCTTGCGTAGGATTCCAGAGTTGAAAGTTAGTGCTACCCATTTATTAGCTCCATTTTCCTATATCAAATCCAGCTATAAAGCCATCATTACGATCGAACCCAAAGAATGGAAGATCTCCTAGATTAAAGGTATAAGCTACAGTTTCTGGTCTAGGAACAATCATATCATTAAGAATAAGATCTTGAATTATTGAACTAAAATCACCTGTGACTATTATATCAGCAGTCATGTTCTGATTATCAATAATGGTAATGTTACCGCCTGGAAATAGTTCATTCCAAATAGGGTAAAGACTTCCTATTTTACCATCCCATTCATTATTAGCTATAGTAGCTTTAATAAGTAAACGGTAAGTATTATCATCTAAAATAGGACTAACATTATCACGAGGCTGAAAAGGAACTACTCGACCTACTCCAACTATAACTCCAAGAGTATCTAATTGAGCACCAATAGCTGTATCAAGATCAAAAGCCTGAGTTATGCTCTCTAAACAATTACTAATATCATTAGCTATATTTAAGACAGCCTGCATCCATAATTGAAAATTTGACGCAGCATAGTACTCTGAAGTAAGAAGCTTGATATAGTAGCCTACGGACAATGACTGTAACGGAGAAGTACCCATTATACCACCGTAAGTATTACGTTTCCAGATACACCTTCAGCAACTTGAAAAAATTCTAAAGTAATGTCATTGGTGCCAACAGGTGAAGGTGCGGTGCCTAAAGTAAGAGATCTAATAGAAAATATTGGTTGAAGTAAGGTAGGCATAGTTAAAAGAGCTATACCATATAAAGCTGATTGAGTTACTTCTTCACCAATTTCTAGACTATTAAGATAATTAATCAAGAATAGTACAATGTTAGCTTGAGTAGTAGTAGTAAAGGCTGAACTTAAACCATGTACACTAATACTAACATATATTGGAACATACGTAGGTCTAACGAATCCAATATTAGTAATATTACCTGAATTAGGATCTGTAACAGGTACAATAGTCATAGTAGGAATAGTAGCCCCCTGAGTATTAGGACCGATTCCTCTATTAGTAAATATTGCAGTAGCTACCGCAAGATCTGCTCCACCCTCAACTACACAAGTTAGAGAGTGACTTTCATTACCGAAAGCATCTGTCACAGATGACTGATTCTCTAAAATGTTTGTTCTAGTAACACCAGGTACAGCCTGTACCTCAGCTTCAGTACCAGCCAATCGTGTTTCAGAAGGAAGAGCAACAGATATAGCTTGACGAGCTCTTAAATGAGAATCTTGTTCCGTTGGTGTTCCTACAACAGCTGGACCAGCATTTGTAACTGAAGTCCATCCAGCTGTAAATCCACCAACTGGATTAGTAATAGTATTAGGAGCCGCACTAACTGGTCCACTCTGCTGACAGGTAGCTGAAGCGTTAACTGATCCACCAAATGATATAGTTACTGTATTAGGTAAAGACCACAAGATACCATTTACATCAGCAACCACGCCATTAGTTATAACAGTTCCAGCTGTACCAGTTAAAGTTAAAACAGCAGTAGAACTGGTAGAAGATAATCTAGCTATTCCATTTAATTTGACTACAGAATCTAGATCAGCTCCTATAGCTGTAAGAGGGGATCTAGCATTATAAGCCAACTGGCATAGACCACAATTATCATTTAACTTTAAAGCTATGGATGAGACCCATTGATAGTCAGCTGAATCATTACCAAGATAGGTAGTAGAGCCATATATAGATTGATAAGCCTCTATTAAAGCATTCTGAATATCAGTAAATGAAGGTACAATTAGTCCAGCGGCTGTTATAACAGGTGGAGAATATGCCATTTTATAACCTTCTCTATCGACTACGGATAAGTGGAGGCGTAGTGCGGACAACTGGAGGCTTAAATACTGGTGGACGGTATGGAATAGGTGGAGGAGTTAAATTAGTCTGAGTTGCAGGGGCATTAGTAACCGTCACCGTACCAAAAGCTGTCTCAACTTGAGCACTAAATATAAACTGCCTACTTTGATAAGCAGCTGTAACTGAAGTAATAGCCGTAACAAAGGGCGTCTGAATTATCCTAGCTGAAATCAAGTTCATTATAACTTGAAGATTAGTAGATGACCCAGAAGAACCTAAGATGGATTGAAACAAAGGAAGACCATCTAATAGATTAAGAAACCATTCTCCTTCAAATAATCTTAATCTAGTAGAGATTATTTGAGTAACAGCATCTAGATCAAATAGAAAATTACTTTGCCCATTCCCCTGAATAGGGTCATTAGTAACTGGATTAAGAGCTCTAACTGTAATAGAAGGCATTATACCACCGGTCCAGTAACTCCACCACCTGTTGAGACTCCACTATGAGTATGAAGCAAAAAGTCCTTAGCATCTATTTCAGTGTTATTAGTTCCACTAGAAATAGTAATCTTTTCTGTAGCGGTTACATTAATACTTTCACCAAGAACATTAACATCACCAGAGCCTGTAGCATCAATATTAATGTCTCCACTACCTGCTGTAGCTAAGATATTGACATCTCCACCAGCATTAATATCAACATCACTAGTCGTATTGAGTATCACCTTAGGGGCAGTTATGACTATCTCAGTAGGAGTTAAAGTAATATTAACACTAAGATCATCTGACCTTAGTTGTACTGAAGTATTAGAATAATCAGTAAACTTATTAGGTTGAGACCAAATTCCAAATAAAGCAAAAGGATCCGAAAGAGAATGTCTGCGACGCTTAAATTGAGGCTGGACACCGCTATTTTGATACCAACCATCTATACACATGTCAGAAAATATTAAAAGACATTCCGCACCAGGAATAATGGGGAAAGTCAATGACCATCCAGGAACGCTCATCATTACAATAGGAACATCTTGAATAGGCTTAATAGTTACATTTGTAGGTATCCCTTGACCTGCGCTA